CATACAAAAACACCCCAGGACCATTGGCCTCTGGGGTGTAGTTCCCAATGTTCTGTAGGAGTCTAACACTGTGTCTCAGAAGTCGCAAGAGTTGCTGGCGTTCGTTCACCAGCTGCCTCAAGGTGGTGCATACGCACCGATTTACGTCAAAGGGGCGCATTTGCACTCTGGTAAGGAGAGCAAGGGCAAGACGCCCCTGGAGAAGTCGCACCATGTCGTGATGGGGCCTGGAGACGTTGCGCTCCAGATTGCTCGCAAGCCTGTGGTGTTCCAGGCAGTTGGTGTTTTTACTGGGGCTAGGAGCAATGGCCTGGTGATCCTGGACGTGGATCGCAACCTGGCCAGGCTCAAAAAGGGTTGGGGCAACACCTTGAATGGTGCTCCAGTCGTTACTTCGACTAAGAGCAACGCTGCGAAGTACCTGTTCCGCGTCCCAGAGGCTCTGTGGGGCCATGTGCGGGGAATTGGGTTGTCTGATACCGGAGCGGGCTACGAGGTGCTCTGGGGCCGTCAGGGGGTCATCTACGGGGCTTATCCGGGCTCTAGTGATGGGAAGGCTCCAGAAGGTCACTACGGCTTTGAGGGCGATCTCAACAACATTCCGGAGGCACCTGAATGGCTTCTGGCTGAGATGCGCGATGCCTCGGGTAAAGGTGTCTCTGATGGCGGGTTCATCAAAAACCGCAAGGCTCTGGATTTCTCAGATCGAGATCCAGGTGAGGTTGCTGAGATTATCCAGTCAGCCCTGAAGGTGATCCCGGGTCAGGGGGCTGGTAGTCGGGACCAGTGGGTCAAGGTGGGCATGGCGATCCACAGCGAGCTGCCTACTGATTTGGGCTTGACGTTGTGGTCGGCCTGGTCTGCTGAGGATCCTGAGTACAGCGACGACTGGTCTAAGGGCACAAACCCCTGTGAGGAGGTCTGGAAGAGCTTCAAGCGGGGTTCTGTGAGCCTTGGGACGCTGTTCTGGATGGCGGACCAGCAGATGCCTGGTCGGTTGTGGTTGTCCGAGGATCTGCGGAAGGTGGTTGCTGATGTTGAAGGTGACACCACTCTCAGGATTCGCAACGTAACCATCAGTTATGCCGAGGTGATTAAACGGGCCAAGGAACTTCAGGATTTAGATAATCCTGCGGAGATGGCCCACCGCATGAATGCCTTGGCCCTGGAGGCTGGCTATCGGGATGCTGGTGCTTTGGAGCGGCTACTGATTAGCCAAATCCAGTACGAGCAGCGCGATGATGACATGGATATTGGCCAGTTGCTGGAGAAGGATCTCACCTTGGAGTACCTAATTCCAGATCTGATGCCTAGCCCTGGTGTCGTCATGATCCACGGTGCTGGTGGTGATGGCAAATCCATGACCGCCTGGACCCTGGCCAAACACGTGGCTAGGGGCCTGCCCTTCTCCATCCGTGGAGACATGGTGCCTGTCAAACAAGGCAAGGTGCTCATCCTGAACGGGGACCAGTCAGAGGTACAGGTCAAGCAGCAGATGCAGGATCTGGACCTGAATGGTAACGATCCAATCCGAGTCGTTATGGGCTGGGATCTGAACTGGTACCTCAGGTTCGTCAAGATGATCCAGAAGCACCAGCCCTCTTTGGTGATCATCGACTCAATTACGGGGTGCTCCAGGGGCTCCGCATTTGACGAAAACCGTAAAGAGTTTGCTGGTCCTATCTACTGGCTGGCCAATAACAATGGCCGCCTCTTCCCGGCTTGCACCATCCTGCTGGTCCACCACAGCAACAAGTCCGGCGGCTTTAGGGGCACCACCGCCATCAGGGACGCCGTAGACGAGGTCTGGAGCCTCAGGAAGCCCTCTGAGAAGGAGGTTGAGGAGATTGGGTTCTCTACCCGTGTGATCCGCATTGAGAAGAGCCGTACAGGCCGTGGTGGCGCCAAGCTCCTGCTGAAGATGCTGGAGGATCTGACCTTCGAGCTGAAGGACTACGTGGAGATGACTGCGGAGAGCGCCACTCCAGCCTCAATCGTGGATCGGGTGCTCACCAGGCTGCGGGTTAGCCCTACGGGTCGTACCCAAGGTGAGCTGCACAGTGACCCTCAGTGTGGTGGCTCGGTGGTGGCGATCAGGAAGGCGCTTCAGCGCTTGACGGCTAGGGGGTTGGTTGAAAGTGCTGTTGAACCACACCCCGAGAAGAAGGGCACCAAGGTCAATCGGTACTTTGCAGTGCTCTCGCGTGATATGTGTAGTAGTAAGTGTCCCACCACTCCAAAATCCAGTGTGGAACAGGAAATAGTGGTGGGACAGGGGGTAGGGGTGTCCCAGCACTCTGAGGGTGATTTGGAGGCCTCAAAGCCGAGTCAATCTCTGCGATCCGTCGAACTGCCCAAAGTGGTGGGACACCAAAAAGCCTGTCCCACCACACTTCCCAGTGTTGATGCGGATTCCGAGTGCTGGGACACGAATTCTGTAACCCCCCAAGAGACAGAGCGTTCCAAAGCTGAGATCGACACCCTGATCGAAGACGCTCGGAGCTTCTGGTCATGACACCCGAGGACAAAAAGCGATTTGCCAAGTGGGTTGCCTACATCAGTGACTTCAACCGTGTCCGCACATTGCAGGGGATTAAATTTTTAGGTACGGGAATTTCTGATCTCACTGAGGAGGAATTGCAGGCAGTGCTTGCAATACCCTGTAAATATCGGAGGGCAGCTCGTGCTTCGCGTGCCTAACTTCTACCTCGTACTGATGCGTGTAGCCAGCTGGCTACTTTTCCCCGTGGCCAGTAAGCCCCAGCCCAAACCGCCCCGGCGTCCCACGCTGGGCTTTACCACCGGCCCGCTGCCCGATGAGATCCACTCCATCGTGCGGCTGACCTGGTACCGGGCTGGTCGCCCCGTCGAGGTGGATCAGTTCCAGATCGACGAGTGTGAGGACGCGGAGCACATATTTCACTACACCGTGGGGCAGTGCCTCCGCCAAGGTGCCGATGTCTGCGTCCTGACCGCCTACAGCCCCGAGCAACTGGGGGTGCCCACAACTTAAAACTTCTTAAGTTGCTCATCGAATCGCTGAGATAGCCTGCCCTGCAAGCTGTTTCAGCGATCATGCTTGGGATTGTGTACTTTTGCAACTGGCACACTTGCCAGCTTGCTGGTGCTGTGTAACACTACTGTGCAGGAGGCGGAAGCTTCCTGCCTCAATCCTCTACTACATAACATGCTCACTCACACTGAACTTGCCAACGAAAACCTCAGCCCCTGGTACTTTGCTGTTCGTTACTCCTGCCTTGTGCTCCAGCAGCGGGTCAACGAGTTTGAGAAAATTGGCCTTACTTGCACCTACGACAGCCACAGCCTCAAGCATCTTCAAGAGCTGGAGCAGTTCCTAAAAATGTCCTGGGACATCTACATGGATAGTTTGGAACTTGCCACTAGCAAGGAGGCAGTGAAGTGAATCCCGAAATCTTGGAGATCTATGATGTTACGTTTACTGATGACGACCTTTGCGTCGTTCAAGCTATTGTCGAAGACGCGGCCATTGCTAACCCTCAAAGCCACGATGATCCAGAGGAGTACTGCCCTGCCTTGTGCCGAGGCTCCTTCCACTTTTCTGAGGAGGAGTTAATTCCAGCTACTGATGAAGGACTCCGACGCTTGTTCGCAGAACGCATCGACAACTGGGAGCTGGTGGACACGTCGGATTGGGACGTCTAACGCCAGAGACCTTCGGAACTCTGACGACTACGACGACTGGGAATACGGCACCGAGCCGATTCCATCCGACACAAGCTGGGTCAGACCTACAACCCTTACCCAGCTTTTCCACAAGATCATTGCCAAGCTCGAACTTGCTGATACTGTGGACAGTCAGAAGCTGGCCAGGCTGGTGATCCAAGAAATCCTCAGCCTTCCCAGTTCAACTTTGTTAGACCTCAAAGCCCAGGATCCAAGTTTCAATGACCCAAACGCCAACTAACGCTCCATTCTTCAGATCGTTCTTGCTTGGCAAGACCTTCTCACTGGATGACATCAAAGACATCTCTGATGTGGATCTGGAGACGCTAAACATCGAAACACTTACTGCTCTAAATGATGCCCGCCATGAGTATTCCAATCTTGATGATCGTCAATCAAAAGAGGGAGGGCAAATTTTCTACCGTATGAAAGTGGCAAGTTACTTTCAATCTGCAATCCAAATCGAGAAGAACAGCCCTTAGCTACTTCTCGTTAACGTACCAACCAACTTTTTGACATGATCACTCTTCTTTCTGACCGCGAAGTGCATCAGCTCACGTCTTACGTGACTGAAATTGCAACTGCCATGGAAAACATCACTTTCATTATTGGTGGTGCCCAAACTGCTTCATGGGAGCAACCCACAATCACGAAGTCGGTGCTGGCTCCAGCAGATACTGCTCCAGTCAAGTCTCAACCTAAGACTCGTAAGTCCAAGCGCCATGCAAGGGCTTCACTGACTGTTAGCAAGGTGATGGAAATCAAGCGGCGTCTTGCTGCTGGCGAAAAAGCTGGCGCGATCTGCCGCGATTACAAGGTGCATGTCACCACCATCAACTCCATCAAATACGGCAAGACTTGGAACCACGTTCAACTCCAGCAAACTGCCGCATGATTCTCTGTGATACAGAGATCCGGGCCCTGTGCGAACAGGGCCTTGTGACTCCCTATGATCCAGCCCTTGTGAATCCAGCCAGTCTCGATGTGAGACTCGGTTGCGACTTACTGGTTGAGGTGGCCGAATGGTCCACCATGATTCCTGTTGACATCACCTGGCACACACAGTCAGAACCTTTCTACTTACAGCCTCACGAATTTGTGTTGGCTTGTACGGAAGAAACGTTCTACCTACCTACGAATATCGCAGGGCAATTTGCACTTAAGAGTTCCAGGGCAAGATCAGGCATTGAGCATTTGATGGCTGGTTATTGTGATCCGGGCTGGAGTGGATCCAAGCTTACGTTGGAGTTACAGAATGCACGTTCTATGCACCCTGTTGCTATTTGGCCTGGGATGCGGATTGGGCAGATTGTATTCCATCGCATGTCACAAACTCCAGCTCAAGATTATTCAATTACTGGCTCGTACAACAACGACCTCACCGTTACCGCTGCCAAAACATGAACGACATTCAGGCAACACTTGATGAACGTGGAACACGTTACGGTGATTTTATGGGCCACGCTGAGATTACTTGTGAGCTAAAAGGCATCATTGCTCAGTACGCAATAACACGCGGAAAAAAACTGGAATGTGATCAGCAGGAAGCCTTAGATATGATCTGCCACAAAATTGGGCGGATCCTAAATGGTGATCCAGACTATGCCGATTCATGGCATGACATTGCTGGCTATGCACAACTTGTTGCTAACAGATTGAACAATGACTAACCTCTCCCCCGCCGCGCAGTCAGTGCTGGATGCTGCCCAGCGATACGAAATAAACCCTGAGTGCTACTCGCGCCAGATCGCTGCCGCCGCCCTTCGCGCTGCTGCGGAACATCTCAGTTACCAGTTGCCATTTGAAGACTGGGATCGTGTAGACGTTTTTGATCTCTTGGCCATTGCAAACGAGCTGGAGGCCCATGGCTAACGCCAACAACTTGACCAAAGATCGGACAGCTCGCAGCAAAGGTCTCAACTTCACAGTCAACATACGCTTGTCACGTGAAGAAATTGAAGCGGCACGACGTCTCGGGGATGGCAACATCTCCATGGGTGTGCGCTGGTGCATTCGGTATGCCAATGGACGTGAGATGAAACCCATCAAACTCAGCACTATGCTGCGTTCTGCTGCTGTCCTAGCTGCTCAAATGGAGGCTGCGTGAAGTGTCCTGAGTGTTCCAGTGAGCTATTACGGCTACTGGAAAGTAGACCAACGGCCCGTGGGGAAAGACGAAGACGTTATACCTGCGATGTTTGCTTATATCGGTGGACAGAATTTAGCGCTGATAAAACTAAAAAAAAAGCCGTTTCTTTTTGCCGTAAAAATCCTACTCAGCGGTATCTTACGCATAAACAAATTGTGGCAGTCTTAAAATCTGATTTAAGTATTGCTAAATTAGCGCGTAAATACAATGTACCTGTTACAACAATTGTAAAAATTCAAAAAGGTACTATATATAAAGCTATTTACGATAAGGTTTGTCGGCCTATTGAAACCGACGCCAACTATTGCGAAAGCTGCGCCAACTGGAGTAAAGAGCAGTGTGGGTTTGGGTTCCCGGATGCGGGCGGGGACTTTGCAACGGATTGTTGCGTTTTCACGCCCAGAGCCCTTGCAGATGTAGTACAGTAGTCGAGTTCGCCACACCACAGGCCACACCATGATCAATGATTTTGCCCAAGCCTCTGCCTTGATTGCGGAGTTTCAGCGCAAGCTGGAGGTGATCGTCAAGCGTGACGCCAGCCGTCACATGATGGATTCCCACATGCCAGTCAGCCTTTTGATGCTGCTGGAAGATGAGCTAATGCCTCTGCTTGCTGAGGCCATCAACGAAATTGAATACGACCCAACGCCCCAGTACGCAGAAGAGCCTGGTATCACCATGGCTGAGATGCACAGTGGTGCATGGGCTCAACACCAAGCAATGCACTCCTGATCCATGAATTACTTAATGGGCATCGAGCATGTTGCCTCGATGCAGAATGCGACCACGATTGCATTTGACTGTGAAACCACCGGCCTCCAACCCACACCTGGGGGCCTACGGCTGCTGCAGTTTGCAGCACTTGATAGGACACCAGTGATCGTGGATTGCTGGGATTTAGACGACGATGGTTGGAATGTGTTGCTGGATCTGTTCAACCAACAGCGGTTTTGGCTGGCGCACAATGCTGCGTTCGATATTGGCTGGCTCCAGGTGCATGGTATCTACCCGGCAGGTACCATTCGCTGCACAATGCTGGCTAGTCGCATCCTGACCAATGGGATGCCCAACCTCAAACATGGCCTGGCCCACGTGGTCAAGCGTTACTTGAAGCTGGACGTTTCTAAGGAGCAGCAGAAAAGCAACTGGTCTGGGGATCTGACCCAGGAGCAGTTGGACTATGCCGCTTACGATGCCGAGTTGTTGATCCAGCTAGATGGCCCCATCAACCAGCGGATGGCTGAGGGTAATTTGCACAGGGCTTGGGATTTGGAGTGCCGAGCGCTCCAGTCAATGGCCTTGTTAAACCGCACGGGCCTTCCGTTTAATAAGCAACTGCTCGACAAGCTTATTGATGATCTTGACGATGATCACTTTGAGGCTGGGGAAGCTTTCATCGCT